TCATTGAGCAGCTCGACGCCGAGCGGATCGCGCGCGTAGCGCCGTCTGCCTTCGACCTCTCCCGCGTTCTCTTCGACAGACAGCTTCCGTTCGGCATCGACAACGCGCGCTTCCAGACAGCGTGCTGCACGCGACGCAGCGGCAAGACGGTCGGGCTCCTCGCGAAGCTGCTCAAGAAGGCCGAGACGACGCCCAACAGCGTCTGTCTCTACATCACCCTCTCACGCATCAACGCCAAGCGGCTGGCGTGGGAAATCCTCAAGTCGCTCAACGCCGAGAACAAGTGCGGCGGCGTCGCGAACGAGTCGGAGCTGTGTCTCACGCTGCCGAATGGCGCGCGCATCTACCTCACCGGCTGCGCAGACATGGGCGAGGTGGAGAAGTTCCGCGGCCTCGCGCTCGCCATCGTCGTCATCGACGAGGCGCAGAGCTTCCCGACGTTGATGCTGGAGAAGTTGATTGACGAAGTGCTGACTCCCGCGCTGATGGACTTCGCCGGGCTGCTGGTGTTGGTCGGCACGCCCGGTCCTGTGCCCGTCGGGTATTTTCACCAAGCCGTCCACTCGGCGGAATGGGCACACCACGGCTGGAGCGTCTTCGACAACCCACACATTCAGAAGAAGTCAGGACAGACGCCGCAATCACTGCTCGATGCGGAGCTGAAGCGCCGCGGAGTGACGGTGGCAGACCCCGTCATCCGTCGTGAGTGGTTTGGCGAGTGGTGCCTTGACCCGAACGCGCTCGTGTTCCGCTTCGACCCGAAAGCGAACACGCGCGCCGCGCTCGCCCATGACTCGCATGTGATGGGCATTGACCTCGGCTTCGACGACGCCGACGCAATCTCCATCCTGGGCTGGAGCGAGAAGCGCGCGCCGGACGTCGACCTCGTCCATGAATGGGTCGGCGCGAAACAGAACATCACCGCGCTCATGGTGCGCGTCAAAGAGGCCTACGACAAATTCAAGCCGCTGGCTGTTGTCGCGGACACGGGCGGACTGGGCAAGAAGATTGCCGACGAGATTTCGCAGCGCACCGGCATCCCCATCGAGGCGGCCGACAAGCAACGCAAGTTGGAGCACATTGAGCTCGTGAACGACGCCCTGCGCACGCATCGCCTGTGGGTCCCGCCCGAGTCGCGCTTCGCGCAGGACGCGTTGTTGCTCGAGTGGGACAAGAGCAACCCCGAAAAGTGGACCATCAGCGAGCGCTTCCACTCGGATGCGGCCGACTCACTGCTCTACGCATACATGAAGGCGCTCCACTGGCTGCACATCCCCGCCGCGCCCAAGCCGCCCCTGATGAACTCGCCGGAATGGTACGAAGCCGAGATGGCGCGCCAGAAGGCCGAGATTGAGGCCGCGCTTCAGCAACAGATGGAACTCAACCGCGGCGAGCAGCAGGAGTCGGAAGACCCGCTGGCGTGGTTGTGATATGGCTCAGCCTTCCGACGGTAGTTTAATGCGCGCATAGCCGCGAAGAGAAAACAACGGACAGTAGCGAGCGCTCGCGAACTCCGAAGTTGCGGGGTGAAGGTCCCCGCCCGTTGGGAGTACCTACTGTCCCGCGTCCGGCACACAGCCGAGCGGAACCTGCCCCGTCGCGAGCTGGCCACACGAAAGCTTGTCAATGCCGGCTTCGCACGCCGTGAAGACGTCGACGTTGATGGCCGTCGTGCAGTTGGGCGGCAGACAGCACTCAACCAGCCCCGTCTTGCACTGAGTCACGGGCCGCTTGCACGCGTCGCCCTGGCAGCATGAGGCGATGGCTGACGTGCGGCATGAGTCGATGGAGCCCGTCAGCACGCCACATGACGAGACGCGCTGACACAGGGCGTCGGCGGCGTCGTAGCAGCCATCCGCCACGGTACTGGGCGGCGGGTGGCCACAGGCCAGAAGCAACAACCAGAGGGCGCGCATCCCCGAAAGGTGCCGACGCGGGCGCGTGCCGTCAAGCGTGTGCTGTCGAGTCTATGTGTTGAGCGCAACCGTTAGACTTTTTCTAAGTGTCGTGACATCGTGCTGCGCGTCCCGTCGTCGATGAGGTGTCTGTGGAGTCCGACCGCTTCGCAACCATGACGCTCTCTGAAATCGAAGCCATCGCGGCACGACTTGCGGCGGCGTGCGCGACGTTCCGTGAAGCCAGACAGATTCTGGGCGGCGGCTCGGCCGTTTCTTCCATCGAGACAGGCAACCGGGCCGCTGCGCCTGTTTCTGAGCCGTCGCCGCAACTGCGCCCGGACGAGTTGGCGCGGCGTCAAATGCTGCTCGAGCAGTTTCCGAAGGAAATTCAGGAAGCGGAGCGGGCGCGATGATTCAACTCCAAGTCACGCCCGAGACGACGAAGACAGCAGCCATGCTGCTCGCCGACATCCGAATCAAGGCGATGCTGGAAGAGGCCGGCATGATGACGCGGCTGCACTGCCCGACGCTGGCTAGTGCGCTGCGCTCGGCGGCGGACGGACTGACGAAGGCACTTCAGGACTACGCCGAAGAGCAGTCGCGCGCGGTTCAGGTGGCGACGCCGGCCGACGTTCCGAGGCTGGTGCAGCCGTGATGCTCTGCTGCGGACCGTCGGAGGATGTCCGGATGCGCGTGTCGCTCGGCGACGAGGCGGCGCGCGGCATCGCGAAGTTTCTCGCCGACAACGAGACCGAAGCGGGACCGCTCCGCGTGCAGGTTTATCGCGATGGGGCGCCCGGAACGCGAGGCGTGGACGGTCTTAAGCGAACGGTCTTCGGCTACGGTGAGCACGAAGAGCGGCTGGTGCAGCCATGATGGACCCCGAGCTGGGCGAGGAGGTTGGTTTCATGGCCGCGCCTGCCCTTCATCCATCGGAGGTGTGTGGCCACAAACACGCCACCCATGCCGCCGCTCGGGAGTGCGCGAGGCGGATGAAGCCCAGCGTCGTTGTGAGGCTGCAGGTTGTGACGAGGCTGCACCGATGACTCTCGGCCGCAAGAAGCGCGGGCGCATCGATGGCGACCCGCCGCTGTCTGAGCATTCCCGCGGCAAGGACCGCAGCCAGCGCAAGTCTGCGCGCGATGGCTCGACGTGGACGCCCACCGAGAGCCGCAAGCGCGATGCGTTGATGCGGCAGTTCCTTCAGCGCGACGGGACGCAGGGCAACTCCGAGGCGTACCGGAATGCCGGGTGTTGGGATGCGCGCGGGAGATTGAAGCCGTGAGCGTTGACCTCGCCATCCTCGGCAAGCTCGCCGACCTCTGCAGAGACAAGGGCATCAAGTCCATGGCGTGGGGCGACGTGAAGCTCGAGCTGGGCATTCGCGACGTCGAGATGAAGGACAAGCCCAAGTCCGAGGACCCCGACGTCTGCAAGTGCGGACACTCGCTCTCGGCCCACGTCAACGGGCTGTGTGTGCTGGGTCCGTGCGAGCCGGACAAGTGCACGGGGGATGCGAAGTGATTCCGTCGCACGCGACCCTGCCGGTGGATGAGCTCGCGTTCTTGATGCGCGCGCATTTCTGTCCGCGGTGCGGCGTCGGATTTGAGCGCCCCATCTCGGTGGACATTCACCTCGTATCTTGTCTCAGGCGGCACCAATGAAGCGCGCAGGTACCAAAGACTTCCGCGACCTAAAAAAGGACGGCGAGAAGCAAAGCAACGACCTGCCCGAGCAGGCCAACCGTCGTTGGTGGGCGATGAAGGGCGAAGACGTCGCCAAGTCCATCATCTCGACCGTCAACTTCCTCACCCGCTCGCAGTCTCCGCGCATGCGTCAGCACGTCGTCTCGGCGCGGCTCTACGGCAACCTCGCCATGATGGGCGCGACGGCCAACGCCTACGCGCGGCTACTGTCCTCGCAGGCGGCCACGAAGGACCGCGTCACCTTCAACGCTATTCAGTCCATCATCGACACCCTCACCTCACGCATCGGCGAGACGAAGCCGCGCCCGTACTACCTCACCAGCGGCGGGAGCTACGGCCAGCAGCGCAAGGCGAAGAAGCTGAACCAGTTCACCGAAGGCGTCTTCTACGAGACGCACACCTACGACATCGGATTGGACTGCTTCCGCGACTCGGCCATTTGGGGTGATGGCCTCATGCACGTCTACGGACGCGGCGGGAAGCTGCATCACGAGCGCGTGCTGTCGTCGGAGCTGTTGGTTGACGAGGTGGAGGCCATGTACGGCTTCCCTCGCAACATGTACCGCGTGAAGGACGTGGACCGGGACGAGCTCGCGGCGATGTTCAGCGACGACAAGAAAGCCGTGA